ATACATTATACCAAATGTAACTGCCTTTGCCTGTTGTCTTTTATCTCCATACAGTTCAGCAACTTCTTCTACTTCACAAGGCAACTTAAATACTTGCTTTGCAATAGTAGAGTGGAAGTTGCCACCCTGTCTAAATACGTCCATCAGATTCTCGTCTTTAGCAAGAACTGCAGCACAATAAACTTCTGCTGTAGTCAAGTCCATCGCAACGATTTGATGTCCTTCTTTTGCTTTGATACAACCTTTCACGATTGGATTATCACGAGGAATCTGTTGCATATTTAGTTTACCTGACGAGGAGAGTCTGCCTGAAGTAGTTCCATGCAGATTAAATCCTGTTCGTAAACGACCATCAAGGTCTAGAGCTGGTAATATTTTATCGAGATATGTATTCTTTATCTTTACATTCTGACGAACTTCAAGAATAAGTTTTGGTATCTCGTGCTGTTCTCCTAATTGTCCAAGAACTTCTGCATCGGTACTATCAGCACCAGTTCCTGTCTTTTTGCCAGTTGGCTCTAGTCCTATATAATCGAACAGTAAACTACGAAGTTGTACTGTTGAGTTTGGATTAAACTCTCCTCTATCCTTGATAAATTGTTGTACTTCTGGATAAGAGTTTAGTTTTGATACTGCTTCATCGATCTGTTCTGCCATCAAAGTAGAACTTCTTTTTAGTCTATCAGTATCAAATGGTACTCCATTTGTTTCAATATCACAAAGGAAACGACAGCCTGGTAATAGAATATTTCTGTAAACCCAAGTAAGTCTATCGTTAGTATCTAACGCTTTCTTAAACTTGTGAAACAATGCTAGAGTTACAACTGCGTCCATTGCAGCGTAATCTTTCATCACTTCAAAAGGAACTAAATCCCAACTGAAATCATCTTTCAATATACCATGCTGTTTACGATAATTGTCAATCCACTCATAGAGGGCTTGTTCATACTCTCCGTAATCTGTATGCTTCATTGCTAGTGTTTTCAAACCATGTGTACCAGGTTGTTCATCTAGTAAGTAATGTTGAAGCATTGTATCTTCAAATCTAGGGAAAGTAAAGTTGAAATGATACTCAAACCATTGCAAGTCAAACTTTGCATTGTGAAATACTACTATCTTCTTTTCAAAGATTTGTTGCATATATCCTTCACATTGTTTATCAATGCAGTCTGTAGAAATATATGCTCCTTGTTGTTTTCCATTGTGTTCATATGATAAGGAAAAACCGATCATATATCCGTCTCTGGGAGACAATGCACTTGTCTCACAGTCAAGAGAAACATACTCAGAATCAGACACTAATGCACTTGTAAGAAATACATATGCTTCTTGTGTGTTTTCTATTCCTATTTTAAATTCTTCTGGTATCTCATGTACTTTTAAATCTCCAGATATATAATCTTTTATATTTTGTACTGCTTCTTCAAATGCTTTCTTTGCTTCAGGTCTGAAAGTAATCATAGCAGGATTAATTACAGGTAAGTACTTATCGTTGATAAGTCTACCATTCTCTGCTGTAATTGAAGTTTTCTTTGTGAAATACTTAAAAGGTTCTGAACCTATAAGTATTAAGAAATCATACTCATCTGTATCAATATCTATATCAACATCAGACTTAAGTATCTTTTTCTTTTTTGCTGTGGATAGGGAATACCTATCAAATTCAAAGTCAAACCAACGATGATAGTCGGTTGAACTCGGTGTTGTTTCTACTAGTGCTATTTTAGCCATATAATACTCTCTTTATCTCTGTTATTTGTTGTTCTGTTAAATTGCCAGGGTCTTGATTATCTCTTAACTTTACTATCTTTACTGCCATGTCTAGGCTTTCTGCAAGACCCTTTATCTCCTGTGCTGCTTGACGACCTGCATCGTCGCCGTCAAACATAATATCTATACCTGTTGCGCCCTGCATTTTTAGTAAAGATAATTTTACCCAATTCATCTGTCTTGTGCCGAAACAGCACACAGTATTCTTGAGACCTTTGTCCCAAAGATTCAAGGCATCAAACATGCCCTCTACAAGTATAGCACGATTCTGTATCAGCTTTGGCTTTGCTGGACAGAATGGTAACTGCACTCCATTAGGATAGATATAGTACTTAGGTCTAGTCTCTCCTATCATTGTATTGTTAGTTAATCTTCCGATCAACCCAACTGTCTTACCAGTTATATCACGAATTGGGAAAATTATCCTTCCTTCAAATTTAGGCACATTCCAAGTAAATGCCTGCCAAATCTTTAAGGTTTCTTTTCCTATGTTTCTAAACGGAGCGTCCCACATAATTCTTTCATCGGGGAGTTGAATACCTACTGTCTCCGCTCTCTTTTGTTCTATCTTTTCTTTTACTTTGTGTATCTTTATTTCCAGACTAGTTGCTGGCGCACCAAAGTGTGTAAATACATTGCCCTTGAAACCACAAGAGAAACAATGCATTACTCCTGTGATTTTATCTACTCGCATACTAGGATTTGTGTCATCATGTTCAGGGTTTAGACATCTAATAACAGCGTCATTTCCCTGAATCTTAAAATCAATTCCTTTTTCTGTAAGTAAGTCTGTTGCAATCATAATATATATTATACTCGATTTTTAATCTTTTGTCAAGTACTATTTTTAGCAATCCTTGACAAAGATACCATCGATCATTCTTCCCTTTCTATCTTTTATATCGTTGTAGGCGACCTCTAAACATTCCTGTAAGTTTGTTTTATTTCGCGCAGCAATATTAATAAGAATGACTAAACAATCTCCAATATCATCTTTTATATCCATTTGACAACAAACACTATCAGATAGTTCTCCTACTTCTTGTATTAGTTTTAGAACTTGATCTTTATCTGTAGCGCCATCGATAAGGTTTCTATCCTCGTGCCACTCGACTACTTTATTTATTAAATCTACCAATTTTCTTCTCCATTAATTTTACATATTCTTTGCTAAGTTCTATCATTATAGAATCTCTGCCGTGTTTTTCTGCAACTATTCCTGTTGTTCCAGTTCCTGCAAATGGGTCTAAAACTACTCCATTTTTAGGACTTCCTGCCAACACACAGGGTTCTACTAATCCTTGAGGGTATGTTGCAAAGTGTCCCTCTTTTGCACTTGTATCACTAGGTATTGTCCAGACTGATCTTTTATTTTTTAAAGATTCTCCATCTATACAAACTTCTTTGATTGCTTTATAATCAAAATGATACTTACGAGATTTACTAAATAAGAATAAATACTCATGTGCTTTTGTACATCTATCTTTTGTACTTTCTGGTAGTGGGTTTGGTTTATGCCAAATAATATCTTGTCTAAGATACCACCCACTTTGTTGCATCGCTAGTGCAAATCTCCATGGCATACCGAGTAGTTCTTTCTTATAATAACTATCTCCCATATTAATCCACAGAGTTCCTGTGTTCTTCATTGTTCTTTTTACTTCTCTAAATACACCAACTAACTTTTTTATGAACTGGTCGGGTGTATCCTCTAGTCCTATTTGATTGTCTTTGCCTCTTACTGCGCCACACTTTTTACATTCATACTTGAATATTTCTTTTGGTCTGTTCACAGAGCTTCCAATAGCATGCGCTCTGAAATCTTCTCCTTGATGGTCACAATCTGGATCACCACCAATCCACTCTGCTGTTCCGTAATCTCTAAGATTCCAGTAGGGCGGACTTGTAATACAACAATCAATACTACTTTTCTTTATAGTTTGTAGTGCTTTTCTACAATCTGAATTTATTATCTTAATCATAATACTGGTGGAGCTGAGAGGACTCGAACCTCCGACCCTCTGCGTGCAAAGCAGATGCTCTCCCAACTGAGCTACAGCCCCTATAAATCGTGGACTCCTTCGTTTGTATCAAAGGTTTCCTTTAGTTCCTGTTTTTCATCTGGATCCATCACGGTGTGTGGTCCAATCTTCAATGTCTCCCAATTAATCTCACTTACAAAGCCTTGCATTTTACCATTTCTCATTTTCTCGCAACTAAGTTTGATTGCGTTCTCTTGATCTCCCCAATGGGATATTTGATAAGCTGCATCAACTGCGTCAAATATACCTCGTGAGAATCGTACTTGATTGTTCTCATTTGTTTGAACAGCAGTTGCTACTAACACATTTTCATCTTGTGCTAGATACTTTAGTGCTTTGGATATTTCTATCTGTTCTGTCCAGTCATACTGACCTGAACGACTTGGAGCGTTGTGACGCTTGACTTGGTTTAGATAATCAACTACAATGATACCTAGATCATCATACTCTGCTCGTTTCTGTCGCACTGTACTAATGATTTTTGCCACAGTAAGTGCAGGATCGTAAACTACATCGATTTGATTAGTTCTATTGAACTGTTCTCTTGTCAGTAGCCTGTGAAACTTATCAAAGTCTTTATCTTTGATATAACTCTCATAATGTTCCTGTCCTTTATCAAAACGGGCTGCCCACCACTTTGCAACTTTATTCCACTCATCATCATATAAATTTCTTTCTATAAGTCTGCCAAGAGGCACATTCGTACTCATACTTACAATTCTTTGTAGAATCTGACGAGTGTCCATCTCGATTGTGAAATAGAGAGCAGACTTACCAGTTTCCTGAACTGCTCTCGCAATATTACAAAGGGTAAATGATTTTCCTCCACCTCGCTGTGCGCCGACAACGACCAAATCTTTGGGAGAAAATTTATAGGATAAATCATAATCCTGATTCAATCCTAAAGCTAGTCGATTCTCTAAATCTTCTGAAGAATCGAAAAGTTCTACTGTGTCCATAGCGTCATCTTTTGTATCGACTCGATCTTGCACTTGGACAACTAATTCTTGCAGACTGTCAATGTTTTCCTGTGCGTCTGCTAGTGTTATTGTGTTCTCTATATAATCATCTATGCGTGTGAGTATTTCTCCTTGTGCAAACTCGTTCTTCAAATAGTCGAGCAGGAGGTATGGATCGATGTCTGTATCTACAGTTTCGATAGCATAGATTTGTTCTTGTAATTCTCTAGACCTGATACTTGATTTTAGGTCTTCAAAGGTTGGTAACTTGTGATATTTCAATACATGCTTGTCAATTATACCATGTATTTTTTGGTAGGTTGTTGATGGTAG